TCAAAGGACATCACAATGGATCAACTTCAGCGCGTTCCCGAGACCATCTGTCTGAGCAAAGTTGCTCTGGCGGCTGGGACCACCACCACCATTTCCACCACAGGCACCACGGTTTATGGGATCAAGGGCAAAGCCTATTCCAAAGCCGCGATCACCAACGGCGCGACCCCGACCACGGATTACGCCACGGGCACGGCCTTCCTGCCGATCCCGATTCCGAACACGGCGCCCAATCTCGCACTGGGATATGGCTGCGTGTACACGGTGGGTCTCGATCACTCCGGCAACGTCAAAGTCATTCAGGGCACAATTGCGCCTCTGGACGTCAATGGCAACTTCATCACCGCTCCGCAGTTCGGCGCGTTGGGTCCGCAAGGCTCCGGCTCGACGGACAATGACTTCTGCCCCATCGGTTATATCTTGGTGCAGTTGGGTGCGACGGCCGTTGCGACATGGACCTTCGGCTCGTCAAACCTCAGTGGGGTGACCGGCGCGGTCTATACGTTTGTAGATCTAATTGGCATGCCGGACCGCCCCCAAACGTCCTGACCATCTGAACAATTCAAAACTGACCCGGCGGGAGCATCGCGTTCCCGCCGGCTTTCTCACACCCAAACCAAAGGACCGCACCCATGGGACGCCAAGCAATTCATACCGCAGATATCAAGATCGAGCAGAAGGACGATGTTGCGGATACCGCACTTGCAGACCGTGCGCCCGAGATTGTCCGCGCCGAGCAATTGCCGAAAGACGACTACCTCGACGAACTGAAATTCAATGAGGAGCCGGTGATGATCCGGCTTGAGCCGTCCTCCGAAAAGAACGCCGCGACATCCATTCCGATTTGGGTTGATGGCAAGGGCGCGGAAGTCTGGATGAACAACAGATGGTGCGAGATCACCTATCTGCCGGTCGGGCAGCAACTCATCACCAAGCGGAAATATGTCGCCGTCCTCGCCTGCGCCAAGCTCGACACCCTGGAGACCAAGCATGACGAGCCGGGCGCGGAGGTGATCGGCAATCGCGTCACACGGCGCACGTCCGGCGTGATGATGTTCTCTGTGCTGGAGGACAAGAATCCGCGCGGGGCAAGTTGGTTGACTGAACTGCGCAGACGCAATTTCTAAACGATGGCTACGTTTCTTCAATTAGGGCAATTTTTGCAGCTCGAATGCGGCGTGAGCGGCACGCTTTCCACCATGCAGGGACAGACAGGCTCTCTCGGACGGCTCGTCGCCTGGACCAATCTCGCCTGGCAGCAAGTCCAGACCGAACATGACGACTGGGAGTGGATGAGATCCAGCAATCTTCTCGGCGGTGGCTGCTCCTTCGTCACCGTAGCAGGGCAGGCGTCATATCCGCTTGGAACCGGAATCGGAAAGAACGGCGTTCTGCTCGCTAACTTCGGAAAGTGGGTGAAGGACAGCTTCCGCAATTATCAGACCGCTGCTGGTTTCAGCGGCGAAATCTTCATGGACGAGATCGACTATGAGATGTGGCGCAACGGCTATATGTACGGCGCCCAGCGCGTGGTGCAGACGCGGCCCGTGGCTGTCGCAATCGGTCCCGACAAGTCCGTGTGCGTCGGGCCACCCTCTGATGGCACCTATACCGTGACAGGCGATTACTATGCCGCGCCCACCTTGATGGTGAACGACACAGACATCCCGGTCGGCATCCCCGCGGCCTTTCAATACATCATCGTCTACAAGGCCATGCTGATGTACGCCGGGTATGAATCCGCGCCCGAAGTGCAGATGAAGGCGCAAGCCGGCTGGAACCAGCTTCTCGCCCAGATGGAAGCGAACTATCTGCCGGAGATGTCCTTCGCAGGGTCTCTATAAGTGGTGCGGTCCAGCGTGGCTCAGCGCCTACCACCTGTTCAGTATAGCACTACCCGTTTGGGGTCTAAGGCAGCTCAAGGCGGCGTTCTACCGGGCGGTCTCGACCTCACCACTCCGACGCTCTCTCTCCAGACCGGCGCGCTGCGCGATGTGCTAAATTTCGAATGCGGCCAGGCCGGAGGGTACGCCCGCATCCAGGGATATGAACGGTTCGATGGTCGAGCCGCCCCAAGCGCCGCCACGTATGAAATCATTCAAGTGGATGTCTTCACCAATACCCCGAACATTGGGGATGTCATCACCCAAGCAACAAGTGGCGCCACCGGTGTGGTCGTCGCCGTGGTTCAAACGCCAAACTTCTGGGTCGATGAATACGGCAACTTCGTCATCGACGAGTTCGGCAATTTCGTCCTGGGGCCGCCGACTGTCTTCACGGCGGTCACGATGGTCACGGGCACCTTCGATGACAGTCACGCGATAACGACGCCCGGCCCCATCGCCATTGGCAATGCCATCCCCATCACGGTCGTTGTCACAAGCTTGCAGAATGCCCAGTTCCTTGCCGCCGCTGCTGATGCCTATCGCGCGGTAATCAGCGCTGTCCCTGGCTCGGGGCCGGTTCTCGGTGTGGTCGGGATGACATTCCTCGGCGTGGACAATGTCTATGCCTTCCGCGCCAATATCGGCGGCACGGCTGTGGCGATTTACAAAGCCAGCGCGTCCGGTTGGGTCAATGTCCCGCTATTCAACAGCCTGAATTTTGACACAGGTTCCGCACAGCCCCAGGATGGCGATGTCATCACTCAGGGCGGCGTCACCGCCACGATAAAACGGGTGATGTGGCAGTCCGGTGCTTGGTCCGGAACGGCCGTCGGCACGTTCGTGGTGACCAACCCAGCGGGCGGAAATTTTGCGGCGGGCGCGGCCACCAGTTCCAGCGGCGGTGCCTTTCACCTCACCGGCGTGCAAACACCCATCGTCATCCTGCCGGTCGGCAAATACGAATTCGTCAAGTGCAATTTCTCAGGCCAGCTGGTCACGCGCCGCATCTATGGCTGCGATGGCGTCAACAAGGCATTTGAGTTCGACGGCGTCACGTACGCACCAATCACCACCGGCCTGAGCCCGGACCAGCCCAGCCATATTACCTTCCACAAGAATTTCCTTTTCTTAAGCCAGGCCAGTTCGATCTTCTATTCCGGCGCCGGAACGCCCTTCAAATGGGACGCGGTAGACGGCGGCGGCGAAATCGCGACGGGCGACGAAGTCACGGGCATGATTACCCTGCCGGGCTCGCAGACCACGGCAACCCTGGCCGTCTATATGCGGGGCAACACCTCGTTCCTCTATGGTATCGACCCGACGACATTCAACTTCGTCACCTTCAATCAGGGCATGGGCGCGATACCCGGAAGCGTGCAGAACCTGTTCGACACGTTCAGTTTCGACAATCTGGGCGTCATCACCCTAAAGACCACATTGAATTACGGCAACTTCCTGCCCAGTACCGATACAAAAAACATCCTGCCCTTCATCCAGCAGGAGCGGCAGAAGATCACTTGTTCGACAATCAACCGCGAGAAAGCGCAATACCGCGTGTTCTTCTCGGACGGGTATGGGCTTTGGCTAACGGTCGTGAATTCCGACTATATCGGTTGCACGATTGTCCAGTTTCCAAATCCCGTGAATTGCGCGGACGCCGTCGATACCAGCCTATCCGAAGTGAAGGGCTATTTCGGATCGAATGACGGCCTTGGGTTTGTCTACCAACTCGACAAGGGAACGGGCTTCGACGGGGCCACTCTAGACGCGCATATCACGATGGCTTGGGATGCGCTGCGCAGCCCGCGCATTCTGAAACGATTTCGCGCGGCCTCCATTGAGATGCAGTCCAATTCCTACGCGGAAATCTCGTTCGGCTATCAATTGGCTTACGGCTCACCGCTCGTCGCCCAACCGTCATTCGTCCCTTATGCCACGGGATTTTCAGGAACGCCGTTCTGGGACAAATTCGTGTGGGACAAATTCATCTGGGATGGCCAGACGCTCGTGCCAACCGATGTGGACATGACGGGTACTGGTGAAAACGTCCAGGTGACTCTCAGTTCGACCACCAATTACATCGACGCCTACGCGGTCAATTCGGTCATATATCAGTATACCCCAAGACGCGGCATGCGCGTCTGATGGAGCACACCATTGGCCAATAGCTTTTACACACCGACAGGTTCGCCTACCACGGGCTCGCCAGGAGCATCGTCGGTTGTGCGCGCGGAATTCGTCGCTATCGGAAATGCTTTCAATCTCCTGCCGCAGCTTTCGCCTCTCGGGTCTGCCGTCATCGTCAATGCCGGTGGAACGGGCCTAACGAATACCGTTGGCGCGCTGGCCCTGGCCGGAAATTTCACGACGCTCGGCGCCTTTAACACCACGCTTCAGGCCCAAGCGAATACTATTCTGACCCTTCCGGCCACAAGCCAGACACTGGCTTCCTTGGCTGGGACTGAAACGCTGACTAACAAGACGCTGACGTCGCCCATCCTTACTGCGCCAGCGCTTGGAACACCTGCATCGGGCGTGTTGACAAACTGCACGGGGCTACCCGTTTCCTCTGGCATTAGCGGTCTCGCAACTGGAATCGCGACATTCCTCGCAACCTCGTCCAGCGCTAGCCTTGCGGCAGCGGTGACAGACGAGACGGGCTCTGGCGCGCTCGTCTTTGCCACGTCGCCAACCCTCGGCGGCACAGTTACGATGCCGTCCGGCACATGGGCAGCCAGTGGTATAAATTCGGCAGCAATCGGCGCAAGCACAGCGGCTGCCGGAACATTTACGAAACTTAGTTTTGGTTCAGCTATTACAGCCGCTTTCGGAACGGCTGGGTCAGGTCTGGTCGGAAGCGCGTTTACGCAAACCGATAACACCACGGGCGCCGGCACTGTCGCGACGGCCTACGGGTCGTCGCTCGGAGCGGTAACCTTTGCCACGGCTGCGAATGCCATCACGATCAGCAATGGATACGGGGCATATTTCACAGCACCAG